AAGGTTAAACGGTATCCCGCTTGTGTACTCGACCTCATTCTCATAAGGCGCAAACGAATTAACACAATTCATTCACTTTATCCCACTTTCGTGGTTTATTTTCAACTATCCCGAAGGATAGAAGCCACCGAAGTGGATGGACCATACACGGCCCATTGACTTAATAATTTTAACACTTAAAGAAAGGGAGGTGTTAATTCACTTTATTTAATTGTTTCAACTTTTCAGTCGGTCTATAAATCAAAGAACGTTTTTCTTTTTCACATTTGAATACCGAGTATCTTTCATCACCTTTAAGTTTCAAATGTTTTACAAAGTTATAACATTTTTTTTAATCTGTCAAGTACTTTGTCAATTTTTTTTAGTTTTTTTCTACATAAACACTAGATCCATGTTTAGAAGCCATAATATGAGCGAACTCTAAATTAGGTGTATAAACTTTTTGACCTTTGTCGTTAACGTAAGCGTAGATTTCAACTACTTCGTTTGTTACTTCAGACATATCTTATTATTTCAATCTTTTATACAAATCAGAACGTTTCCTGATTGTTTTACAAATATAAAAACTTATTTTGTATTAATCAAATAAAAATATAGAAAATTTGTCAGAGATAAGTATAAATATATCTTAAATTAGTAAAAGTCATAGTTTTTTGTAAAAAATTGAAAAATTTTCATTGGTTATTAGTTTTTCTACCTCCATTTTGTTCCAAAACATTTCACCATTAGTGTTGTTTGAGTTAACATGAAATAAAAAATATTTTATTCCTATCTTTTTACATTCTTCAAAAATAATATTACAAAGGGATTTAGCGTAATTTTTTTTTCTATAATTTTCTTTCACATATAAATTAAAAGCAATTATAGTATTATTAGAATTAAAAAATGGGTAATCAGGTAATAACTCAAAAAATTCCCTGTGTATTAAATTTAATAAATCAAAATTATGGATTTTAAATGATGCTATTTTTTCCTCATTAAATAAATAAAACTCCTTACCTTCTTTTGTATTGATGTCTCCGCTTTTACCTACAAAATAATCCATACAAAAACTATAGTAAAAAAATTTAAAATTTTAATAGTTGTAGTCCTATATTTTTATACTTACCTTTTAAAGGAATTTCAAAAACTTTATTACCTGGGAATCTATAATCATTTTCCGGCATCATTAATTTAATGTGTCCTGTATCATCAATACCAACTAAAGGATATGGTACGTCTTTCATTGTTATTTTATTGTGTTCAATCATAGTACATTTACCTGGGTTATCCCATTGTCCTCTAATATCAACAACACAATTTAATTCTTTTAAAATGTATTTCCAATCAGACTCAGATAATGTTTTTTCTTTATTAATATGTTGTTTTAATAATACAACAACATCTTCTTTTTTATTAAATGATTCTTGTAATCCTTGTTGTGATTGTATTTTATCATTTAATACTCTAACAATTTCATCTTGTATATCTTTAACTAAATCGTTTGTTGTTCTTTGTTTTTCTTCTTTTTTGTCTCCACCTTCTTTTTTAATTTGGTTTAAAGCCATTTCAATTTGTTTTTCAGATAACTTTCTGAATCTTAAAAGTTTTGATCTAATATCATTAACAAAATTATTTTTCCCTTCATAATTAGCGATTGGTAGTGTTTCTTGTGGTAAATCTTTTGTGTATGGTTTATCGTATCCGCTATATAAAAAATTAATTCCAGTAATATTTGTTATACATTTGTGTCCTCCTGAATTCGCCTTTAAAAAATCATAACCATTAACAGTTGTTCTATTTTTTTCATCGGTTTTGTACGATTCAGTTCCACCATATATTGCTTCCATATCTTTTGGTGTAAACCCGACAGATCCTTCTTTCGCCTTTCTTTCTGCGATTTTTTTAATTAAACTATATGGTAAATTTATTTTTTCTAATTCAGGTTTAAATTTTTCTAAAACTTGATCTTTAATTTCACCTAAATTCACACCTTTTAATGATCTTTCTTCTTTAAATGGGTTACACGATGCTTGTACCAACCCTACAGGAGAACCGATAGCCGTAACTAAAAAATCGGCATCAGGAAAATTTTTGAATGGCGTATATCTATCATAAGAACCGTGTTTCATGTTTCCTAATCCAAATTGTTTTATAATATTTCCAATTCTTTCAACAACACCCTCAGCTTTACGTTTTTCAATATAAGCTTCTTGATTTTTTATCATTTTTTCTGGAGTGGCATATCCATGTTCTATTGCCATCTTTTTTAGATTATTCATAATACTAAGTAAAGATGGTTTTGAATTTAGAACCAAAGTCTCCATAAACCTATTTTGGTTTTTGTATGCTAATAACAATTTATTCACAACAAGACCCATTAACATTTTATTTCTTTTTAATGTTTCGTCTTTGTCGTACTTATAAACAAAATTCATAACCATTTCTGGTGTTATTTTGTGTTCAATAAAATTTGCAGAATCAACTGTAGAAATTAAAAGAATGTCGTCAGCAGAAAATATTTCTTTAGGGGATAGTATTTGAGATATTGTTTCTACATTTGATCTTGAGTGTCTAAAGCTGGTTGCCGTGTCTTTTTCAACTCCCGCCTGTGAATCGTGATGATCTGTATGTATAACAAACATTGGTTTACCGTGAGCAAAATCCACAAGGACCGGCATTACATCACCTTCTCCTTCAGGTTTTTTAATCGCAAACTCTTTATCTCCATATTGTATTACTTCAGCATCAACAACTTCAATTCCGTGTTGTTCTAAATAATTTTTCATTGCTATTGCTGTAGTAACACCGTCTAAATCTTGGTGAAAATATATTTTAGCCTTTTTGTATCTTTTTGCGATTTTATTTATGTCACGAATACCTGATTCTTTTATTAGTCTTTTCATACATAATAAATATGAATTAAAACAAAAAAACCAACATTTACTGTTGGTCTTCTTTTATTTCTTCTAACTTTTTAAAGTATTCAACTCTTGTTTTTGCAACATCCGTGTAGTTTGGTGATAGTTCTATTCCTAACCACCTTCTTCCAAGTATTTCTGCAGCAACTAAACTTGTTCCTGAACCAGCAAATGGGTCTAAAATTATATCATTTTTATATGATAGAATCTTAATCGCCTTTGTTGGTATATCCATAGAAAACGTAGCCTTAGTTAAACTTTTTGTATCTGCAAAATAATTCCACTGACCAAACACAAGTTCCATAAACTCTTTCTTATCTGTTTCATCATAAACCATTTTTGTTCTTTTTGTACCGTCTTCATTTTCAATCTCTGTTGGTACTCCTTTCCATTGTGGTTCCCCTTTAACTTTTTTGATGTGGTATTTTTTATATGCTAAAATAACACACTCCTTCGGGTTATAAATATATGGACTTGATGGTGACATCCAAGAACCCCAAGCAGTGGTTTTACTTCTATGTGGTGATTGTTCTTCTAAATCAACAATACCAAAAAACCCAAAACCAATCTCTTTCATTAACTGGTACATTTCAGAAACAAAGAATATTCTTCCACCCTTTTTTTGTCTATTGATTTCGTATGGTATGTTTAATGCGATACGACCGTCGTCTTTTAAAACTTTATATGCTTCAGTTAACCAATTTTTAGCAAAAGTTAAATATTCACTAAACTCAACATCATCATCATGCACATCATAATCAATACCAACTCCGTATGGTGGTGATGTTACTATTAAATCAACAAAACCTTCAGGTAAGTTTTTCATTACCTCAACACAATCCCCATTTATAATTCTATTTGTTTCTATCATTTTTTCTCCAATTGTTGTATATGGTGTTCTAAATACCAAAGAGCCTTTTTAAGGTCCTGTAATTCTTTATCACTATCTTTTTTACCGGCCCTTGAAATATATTTAACGGTATTACCTAAAGAAAACCCTAAATCCCAAGCATCAATTACTTTAATTGCTTCATAAGGATTGCCTTCACCTCCGTAATGTTCCGGGTGATTTACTTGTTCTTTACTCATAAAGACCTAATTCAATTAAGTATGATCTTACTTGTTTACCTAAATCCATATCGTTAGGATGTTTTTTTGCCAAATTTCTGATATCAGAATAAATCTGTGTGCAGTTTTCTAATTTTTTTTCTGTGTGAGATAATGGAGCTTTGTACCCGTACTCTTTTTCTTGTCTTAACTCGTTTAATGATCTTTGTTTAATATTTCCCATAACTTTTTATTTTAAAAATAATAAATTAGATTTTGTTTGTCAAATTTTTATGTTTAATAATCTTTGACTGAATCATATAATTCATTATTTTTCTTTTTGCTATAGGTATTAGAGTTTCTTTGAGTGGGTAGTTATTATTGTGGTTAATTCTAAATACTATTAATTTCCCATGTACATTTTCTTCGTGTAAGTTTTTAATTAAAGATTTTTTTACTTCTTTTAATTTCTCATCAAAACCACCTTTAGGGCATTCACAGATTCTTTTTATGTGACATTTTGTTTCTAAACCATCTTTTTTAATTGGTTTAATCAAAAACTCATATAGGTATGTTTTGTCTTTATAATCTAAAAAAAACAATCCTTGTTTTGGTTCAATGTTTTTTGGGTTTTGTACAACTTCAATTGCAACAGTGTCATTTACAATATCCCAAATTGCCTTTGCGTGGTTGAAGTAGTCTTTTAACTTATCTGAAGAAAACCTACATATATGGTATATTTCAAGTATTTCTTCTTTTGTTACATTTGGACAATCAATCGGTATTAAATCAGATATTAGTATTTCATCATCAGGATCTTTTAATACTCTATTCATAGTCAAATACTGACCTTTTTCAATTAATAAATTGATGCTAGCAAGATGTAGTGATATTTCTTGAAACTGTGGGTATAACTTAAAATTATTTAAGTTTTTATCTAATTTTTGAAGATAATTTAAAAGTATGTATTGTTTGTGCTCCAAGTCTATTGGTTCTTGAAATAACCAGTCTGTTTTCATTTAATAATGGTAGTAATAAAAGTTTTTGTAGTAAATATATTAAACTTTTATTCTGGAAAATCGTCTTGCATTATATGGTATTCCATAACTATATCAAATTGATTTTCTCCGTAGGTAGTCCATTTTGAAGCGATTGGCATAATAGACATCCAATAACCGTGTTTATCCGGTCTTTGTTTTAAAGATCCGTTAGATTTAAAAGTATATTGACTAATAATTTTATATATTTCTGTATCAGCTTTGTCCATAGCGTTGCCAACAGTACGAAAATCATGATCTTCACAATATGTTTTAATAATTAATTTTGATTCTACTCCATTAAATTTTGGGTAATAAACAAAATCAGTAATTTCAACAGATTCAATATCACTTGAAACTGATGTTTCTATAATATACTGTAAGGTCTCCATGGACCTTTTAAACTTTTCTTCAGTGTCTTTATTTTCTTCCATGATTAATTATGTCTCATTACATGATACCAAGTATCTCCAATTTTATATTCATCATCATCACCATCATAATTATTTAAAATAGAACCATAACCATCACTTCTAATTACATAATTTATAAGAGCATCTTTATCAACAAAATCTAATATAAAATCAGGGTCATAAGCAGTATTTTTTATAAAACCAGCAAAATCATCAGCATCATCATCAACCATACCTTCAATAGTATCTTCAATAGCATCTTCGTTATAATCACCTTCAGGATTTTCTTTAATCTCCTCAATTAATTGTTCAGCGTCATATATTTCATCTTCGATTTGATTTTTTTGTTCTTCAGATAAACTTTGGTCATTTAATTTATTTTTTAAATTTGAAATCTTTTTTTCATATATTTCAACATATCTTTCTTGTTGTGATGTTAAATCTTTTTTAATGTTCCATCCATCTGGGTCATCTCTAACACTATCTTCATGGTAACTATATAACCATCTTCTTACTTCATCATCATCTAAATGATCTTCCCAAACATGAGAATAAAAGGCCTCGTATCCAAGTTCTTCTATTTGTGATTCTAATTTTTCATATGCCGCATGTTCAATTTCATCATCAGGATATACGACCCACTCAGATTCAAATTTATCATTACCTAACCAAGTATAACAATTACTATTACCATAGTTTGTGTATCTTTCTTTATAAAGGTTATACTTATCTTCACCTTCATCTACAATACCTTTACTCAATAAATGATCAAATAACGCCTCTGTTTCCTCAGATACTCTTTCACCATTTT